TTTCTGTACCTACAGAAACACCGGTCGGCGAGGTGAAACCCGCCGAAGCACAGTGACTTACTTGATGTAACTGTGCTAGGTGACACCAAAGACCACAAGGAGAAGTTATGCTACGCAGAAAACCTGTTAATAAGAAGATGTCGGCACGGCATTTTAAACACAACGTACGCCGTACAAAAGCCCCAAATATGCGTATGAACCCTATGCGTGGTGGTTGGAGGCTGTAATTGCCATGCTATCACCCGATAGCGGCATACCAAACAGTTGATGGTCAGGTTGTTTTTAGCGAAAGGCGATATTTCGACATTAGTCGATCGTTATCATTGCCTTGCGGTCAATGTGTTGGGTGTCGGTTAGAGCGTAGCCGTCAGTGGGCTATGCGATGTTTACATGAAGCAAAGCTTCATGAGAAGAATTGTTTTATTACGTTAACGTATAACGACGAATCTTTACCTAAAGATCGATCGTTACATTATCGTGATTTTCAATTGTTCATGAAAAGATTACGGAAAAAGTATGGCGCTAAGATTAGATTTTACATGTGCGGAGAATATGGTGAAAAGTTTGATAGACCTCATTTCCATGCCTGTATATTCGGATTTGATTTTCCAGATCGCCAGTACTGGAAACAAACAGGAAGTGGAAGTAAGCTTTTTAGATCCAAAGAACTTGAAAAGTTATGGGAGTATGGTTTTTCGAGTATCGGAGATGTAAATTTTGAGTCTGCTGCATATGTTGCCAGATACATTATGAAGAAGGTTACTGGTCAAGGAAAGCATGACCAACATTATAAATTTACCGATTTAGAGACCGGAGAAGTATTAGAGAAGAAGTCCGAGTTTAATAAGATGTCATTGAAACCTGGTATAGGTTATGAATGGTTTAAAAAATATAAATCGGACGTTTATCCACATGACTATGTGGTAATAAACGGCCGAAAGGTTCGGCCACCTAAATATTATGACTTGAAGTATTCAGAAGAGTCCCCATTTGAATGGGAAGAAATTCAGTTTAAGCGAGAGAAGTTAGCCAAAGCGAATTTTGAAGATAACACGGATGATAGGTTGTTAGTTAAGGAAACGATTACTAAAGCCCGTGTGAATATGTTAAAACGTGAGTTAATTTAGGAGTTAATATGATTTCAGTTATAGTTAGTGTTAGAGATACGGCAGCGGAAGCGTTTGGCCGTCCAATGTATTTGCAATCTTTAGGTATTGCTATTAGAAGTTTTACAGACGAAGTTAATAGGGAAGATAAGGATAACCAGTTATATAATCACCCAGACGATTTTGACTTATATGAGTTGGGTGTATTTGATGATTCAACTGGTAGGTACGAACTTAGGGATAACCCTAGTGTTATTGTTCGTGGTAAGGATGTAAAAATCAAGTAATTCTTAAGGAGATAGTATGTTTCGTAATCGCTCGGTAGATGTTCATCAGTTTGCTATGATTCCGAAGGCGGATATTCCCCGTAGTCGGTTTAAGGCACAAAAGACCCATAAGACAACTTTTGATGCTGGATATTTAATTCCTGTTTATGTTGATGAAGTACTACCTGGCGATACGTTTAATTTGAAGATGACGGCATTTGCCCGTTTGGCTACGCCTTTATATCCAATCATGGATAACATGCATTTGGATAGTTTTTTCTTTTTTGTACCAAATCGTTTGATTTGGAATAATTGGCAGAAATTTATGGGTGAACAAGAGGATCCAGGTGATTCAATTTCATATACTGTTCCCCAAATTGTTAGTCCTGCCAATGGGTTCCCTACGGGTGGTTTGTACGATTACATGGGTTTACCTACGGTTGGTCAAGTAGGTGCAGGTAATACAGTAAGTGTGTGTGCTTTTTGGCCACGTGCATATAATTTAATTTATAACGAGTGGTTTAGAGATCAGAATATGCAAAATTCTGTGACCGTTCATAAGAATGACGGTCCAGATACATATACTGATTATGCGTTGCTACGTCGTGGTAAACGACACGATTATTTTACAAGTGCTTTGCCATGGCCACAAAAAGGTTCAGCTGTAACACTTCCTTTAGGAAGTACAGCTCCTATTATTTCTGATGGAACCGAAATTAACCTTAGTGCTCCTGCACAAGGAATTAATAATCAATATTTGAGAGCAGTAACAGGGAATCCAGCGCCATTGGTAATACCAACAAACTTTACTGGAACTGCTAATATGCAGTTTGGCAGTAATACTGGATTAGTAGCTGATTTATCAGCTGCGACTGCTGCAACAATTAATCAAATACGTCAATCATTTCAGATTCAAAAATTACTTGAAAGGGATGCTCGTGGAGGTACACGTTATACTGAAATTATTCGCTCTCATTTTGGAGTTATTAGTCCAGACGCTCGTTTGCAGCGTCCTGAGTATCTTGGTGGCGGTTCCACTGTTGTTAATATCAATCCTATTGCCCAGACAAGTGCGACCAATCTTTCTGGAGGTTCTACAGTTTTGGGTAATCTTGCGGCTATGGGCACGTCACTCGCAAGTGGTCATGGCTTTACGCAAAGCTTTGTAGAACATGGAGTTATTATTGGTTTAGTGTCGGTTCGTGCTGATTTAACATATCAGCAAGGATTACCACGTATGTGGAGTCGTTCGACACGTTATGATTTTTATTTCCCTGCTTTTGCCACATTAGGTGAGCAAGCAGTGTTGAATAAAGAGATTTATGCGACTGGCGGTGCAACTGATAACAACGTATTTGGATATCAAGAACGTTGGGCTGAGTATCGTTATAAGCCATCGCAGATTACTGGTCTGTTTAGAAGTACCACTACTGGTACGTTAGATGCTTGGCATTTGGCTCAGAAGTTTACAAGTTTGCCAACTTTAAACAGTACATTTATACAAGAAACGCCCCCAGTTTCACGTGTGGTAGCTGTGGGTGCTGCTGCCAATGGTCAGCAGTTCCTATTTGATTCATTTTTTGATATTACGATGGCAAGACCAATGCCAATGTATAGTGTTCCTGGCTTAATTGACCATTTCTAATATGGGATTATTTAGCGGAGTTATTGAATCAGTTGGTAAGGCTTTAAATGCACCAAGTGTTTTACCCGCCTTTATTGGCGGTGGTGCAAGCCTTCTTGGAGGTTTGATGACTAATCAAGCACAAGCTGAGCAGGCAGCGTCTGCTCAAGCTTTTAGTGCTGATCAGGCACAAAAACAGATGGATTTTCAGGAACGTATGAGAGCTAGTCAGTATCAGACTACTGTGAAGGATTTAACGGCTGCAGGCCTTAATCCTATGCTAGCTTATACACAAGGTGGTGCTGGTACGCCGTCCGGTAGTGCGGCTGTTGGTCAACAAGCTAATTTAAGAAATCCAGCAGAAGCGTTAGCGTCTAGTGCTGCGCAATTAGGTAATATTAAAGCTGATTTAGAGTTAAAGCACGCCAATACAGTTGAATCGTATGAGCGTGCAGATATGTATAGTGCAGATACAAAGTTAAAGTTATTAGAGGCTCCGAATGTATCTCAGAGGTTAAAAAACCTTATTTCGGAAGAGTTGCTTAATGATGCTCGTAGAACTGCTACTAATGCAGAAGAAGCCGTTAGGCGTGTAGATGAGCAAATTAAGCGTTTAGGTGATTTGCCAGAGGCCAAATCAAAGGGGGCGTATTATGAAAAAGCCCCATATAATCCGTTTGCATTAAGAGATTTATCACAAGCGGGATCGTCAGCTGCCAGCGTTGCACGTGACGTAAGTAATATGTTTAGACCAAGTTTAGGTAAGCAACCGATGCCTTACCGTGGAAGATAGTATGAAAGATAAAAAAGTTCCTTTTTTACGTACACCATATAACTATGATGTAGATAAAGTTTCTGATGAGACTGGTCTGGCTTGTTCAGACCCGAGTTTGGCTCAGCAGAATTTTAAAGATGAATCGGACATAAATTATATTGTCCGTCAATTTGGCTTGACTGGCGAGTTGCCAGGACAAGCAATAAGTCCCCAATATGGGGATTTTACAGGGGTCTTAGATTATCATTCGGCGGTTAACGCCGTTTTGGCTGCGCAAGACGAGTTTATGGAGTTGCCAGCCCAGATGCGGGCTCGTTTTGATAACGACCCCGCGAAGTTGATAGATTTTCTTCAAAATGAAGAAAATCGTGAAGAAGCGATCAAATTAGGTTTGATCGATAAGCCCATTTCTGTACCTACAGAAACACCGGTCGGCGAGGTGAAACCCGCCGAAGCACAGTGACTTACTTGATGTAACTGTGCTAGGTGACACCAAAGACCACAAGGAGAAGTTATGCTACGTAGAAAACCTGTTAATAAGAAGATGTCGGCACGGCATTTTAAACACAACGTACGCCGTACAAAAGCCCCAAATATGCGTATGAACCCTATGCGTGGTGGTTGGAGGCTGTAATTGCCATGCTATCACC